ATACTTCACAAGTAAAGCTATCACGAGAGTTTGCAGCATGCATTGATTTTTGGTCAAACGGGTCAACCATACCAGCGATATACTTAACAATCATTCCTCTGTTAATTCCACCTGCTCCTTTCACTTTTCTTTCGATGTTAGAAACACCGTTAGTGTGACCGAAGTTTAAGAATACCATTCTGAATGACTCTTTAGGATAACCACTAACCGGGTCAATATCATTACCATGTAAGTTCGGATCATCAAACAATGGGTTTTCAACCAATGTCATTCTATGACCTAAAGCATTATAAGTAGTGAAGTTTACACCAATGTTAGTTTCTGCTCCAACTTCAGCATCATAAATTAAGTTACCTGATGGGTAAACTAAATCTTTCATAGCTTCGTGGAAAGCAACTCTACCACCTGTTCCAGTAAATACTAACCAGTGTGCAGATTTAACTCCTGTATTAAGAGATAATTGTGCTAAGAAGTCAGTTAATCTTTTTTCAGTTAATGTACCATTGTATGTATCAACATTGGCAGCATCAATTTGACGTAAGATACCATCACCTTTAACAATAGCTTTACCATCGTTTCCGAATAATACTGGATTTCCGTTAGCATCCATAGTAGAAGTAGAATACCATGAGTCAAGCTCTTTTTGGTAATAAAACTCTTCCATCATCAAGTCTTGGTCAGTAAAGTACCATAGACGTTGACCGTTGTTCTCAATCCAAGTAATATCAGTAAGAGCTGAACCTGTAATAGATTTAGACTTTCTGTTAATACCAATGTGATTGATGTACCAATCTGGATAAACGTGATTTTCGTAACCTCTTTCCGAACCTTCAGGGAAAGCGTTACCAGCAGTGTTAACTGTAAGACCACCAACAACATCAGAAGCTAAGATAGCTAAAGTAACATCGTTAGTTTGTAACTTAGCAGTAAATGTATAACCTCCTGCAGAAGCAATAGGTTCAGACAAAATAACTGCTTGACGACCTGACTTAAATCTTACGATATCGTTAGGGTTCAAATAGTTTTCTTCTACCTCAAAAGTGAAAGAAGCTATACCTACACCTGTTCCAGCGCTAACACCAGTTAAAGTAGACGGTCTGTTCAAACGACCTAAGATTGGCCATCTAAAAGCATTTTCTCCAATTAACGCTTCTTTTGCAAATCGGCTTGTACCGTCTACAAAATAGTTAAGTGAATATTGTGGATATTGACGAATTAACGTTTTAGCAATTTCCGGATATTTTAATAAATTCGCTACTAACGAATTTGACTCTATGGTTTCCTTACCATATGTACCTGAATGATATTTCATTTTCTTAATTTTAAATTATACAACAATTTATTTCTTTTTATTTGATCCCCTAAACTTACTGACATTAAATTCACCCTTACCATCTGGACTGACGAAACCGCCTCCTTTGTCGGTATCAGGATTATGCATGTCGTTTAGAATTTCAGAACGTCCTTGTTGTAACCCTCCGTTACGGGCAGCTTTTAGCAGTGTTTCTCGATTCTTCCACAGCCAAGCGCTTTCCGCTAAACTTTCATTATTTTTGGTAATATCTTTTAAGAAACTACCACTTGTAATATACTCGTGATGGCTATCCCTAACCTTCCCAAGCGTTTCTTCATCCTTAGCCATCTTAAACCCAAACATTTCTGTTTGATTAGATATATAAGTATTCAGAGCTTTAACACTTTCTTCTCGTTACTTTAGTTGCTTTGCATCTTCGTCACGAGTACCTTGTGTTATTGTAGAACGTTCATTTTCAATAGAGCCATTTATCGCATTACGAACTTTGGCAGCTTCTACTTTGAACATCCCATTATCTTGTAGAGTATCTAAAGCTTCTTGGAGTTGGTCTCCTTTAAAGCCTTGAGCCTCTAAATCTTTTTGTAATAATTCTGTGTCATCTAATTTTAGATAACTTTCTAACGCAGTAATCTTCTTACTTGTTACATTACTTCCTGCATTTTCTTGTAATCTTTTATTATCAGCCTCAAGTTCTAACATAGCTTCTTTAAGCTCTGTCATGCTTTTAGCCTTAATTCCTAACTCATCTGCAAAAGCAGAAAAGTGTTCATCTGTCAAAGAACCATCAAATACATTAGGGGTGTTATCCACATCTGCTGTATCTGTACTATTATCTTCTGTTGATACCTCTGCTTGAGGACTATCATCAACTATATCACTTTCATCACTAACGGAAGTGCTTTCATCCTTATTCTCATCTTCACTTTTATCAGACTCATTATCTGAATAGTTATCAGACCAATCAAATGCGGCATCATCATCTTCTTGACTATTTACCGTTTCTGTTGAATCTTCTACTTGATCAACTAAACTACTTTCGGAACTATCTTCAGTAGAATTTTCTACCGATTCAACTATTCCACTACCGAATGCACTTGCATCAAACTCTTTTGTTTCTCCGCTTACATCACCATCTTTTACTTCTTCTGACATACCTTATATGGTTTATGATTAATACAAATATATAAATTTTTTATTACATTTCAGGCTCTTCATTATTTTCTTGCATTTCTTGTGAAGATGCCATTAACATCGCTTCATCTAATTTAGCCTTTCTTTCAGCACCTTGCATATCTTCTTTATGCTCCATTGTAGCTTGACCCATTAAGCCATCAGCTTCATTTTTCATTTTCTGAACCTCAATATCAGCTTCAGCTTTAATTTGAGCAACCTTAACAGAAACAGAAGTTTTTTCTTGATTAATTTGATTAGTCTGTTCTTGTAATGCCATTTGCTGTTGCTCCATTTCAAGTGAAGCAGCTTGTACAGCTTCAAGACCTTGAACCAATACCGATTCTATTTCAGTAGCATTATCTGCATTAACAGCTTTAATTGCAGCCATTGGGTCTAAGTTACCTGATGAAGCATATCTATCCATTAACGCTAACATAGATTGTTTACGCTGAACTTCTCTACCACTATTCTCAACAAAGATACCATACTCATCAAGAGCAATAGATTTGTCAATTTTAAAGGTTTGCATACCCATATCTCCAAACACATTAGCCATACGACCTTCCATCCCCCAAGCTGGTTTCATTAAAGCACATAAGCCTTGCAGAACATCTCCAACAACTTGATAATGTAAATCAAATAAAGGAGCAGTGATTAATGTTGATTGCATTACATTCCTTTCAGTAACACCAACTAAATCTCCTGACTTAGTTACACCGGCACGAGCAGCAGATATACCCGTAAGCTTATCAGCAGTATCTTCAAGCATTATCTTAAGATTAGTCATTTGACTAACTGATTGAGATAGTGTAAAATCTATTGATTGAAACTGATTAAAGTTACTCATACCTTCTTGACGAGAGTTTATAAGAATAAGCCCAGAATTTTTAGCATGATACATAACATCTTCCAAAGGAACATTCTTAGGTTTTTGAGAAACATCATATACAATAGCTTTAGAACCAGATCTTGCAAGTGCAAGTTCTATTTGATACATTACTATGTTATATAGTATTTGTATGTTCTTAAGTGAATCAACTACAGACAATGTTTGTCCGTTAAAATTGTTTCTAATAGCACCAAAGAAATCTAATGATGTATTAGAGTAATTTTCTTCATACCTAACTTGATTAGGTTTCCTTCCCCATTTAATAAGAATTGAATGACCTATCTTAACAGCTTGCCGAACATCGTTAGTTACCTTAGTAACAATCTTCTCTCCTTTCTTAGCCTTATAATTATCTTTAACTCTTTTGTGATAATCAATAGATTCATCATACTTATTTGGAGACACCTTATACTTAACAGGTCTAAATGAACGCCATTGAACATCAACTACACGAACCTTCATTGACTCTCCATCAGCATGAGTATAATTATCATACTGAGAATTTTGTTCCTGATACCAAGCAGTATCTTGACTTTCTAATTCCTCAATCTCCTCAATCTGTTCTTTGTTTAAGTAAAGATTATAAGTATCAAGTATCTCATTGACAGTGTACCAATTTTCTACACCCGCGTATTTAGAATCTTTAATGTTCTCTTTATCCGAATCTATATCATATAACATTGACCTTGGGTCAATACGTTCAACATAAGGATCACCATTCTTCATCATTACCCTATAAAACTCTTTACCAGTAATACCCAAATCATAAAACCCTCTTTTAAAGATTTGGTCCATACCCCATTTCTGAGTACAGTAAGTAAGTCCTGTATAAACCATTTCTTCTACATGGTCACGAAAGTTCATCTTAGTGTAAGCATCTACATCTTCAGGTATTTCAGCACCTAAATCTTCATCTGGAAGTGGCATACCTATTACTTTCTCTATTTCTCTACGAATAGGCTTTAATATAACTTCAGCTGCAATTTGAGTACGCTTTTCATTCTTTCTACGAATAGCATTTCTATTAACTACATTTACAGTATATTGTAATGGTTGTGATATTAACTCACCAGCAAGTAAATCAAGTTTAGGTAATATAATTGGATAATTAACTAATCTTGCTGGAGCAGTAATTCCATACATATCAGTAACATACTCAAACTGCTTGTTATCAAAATCTCCATTTACAATTAAGTAATTTTCATGGTCATTCTTTCTTGTTGATAAGTATCTTGTATTCTGTCTACTTTGAGCAACGATAGCATCAACCGTATTCATGTGCCATTCCTCATCCTTTTTAGATTCAGGAATATTCTGTCTTGGGAACTCCATA